GCACTCATCTATGTAGCACTTCATTAGTTTCCAACCTCTAAATTTTTCTATCTCTGTTCTATCTTTTGCTCCTGCTATGTAAATCTTAGACTTGTTAGGAAAAGTTATTGTTAGTCTAACATTGTCTGTTTTACATTCTAATTCAAACTCTTCTATAATCTTAACTAGGTCAGACCATATTATAGCTCTAGCCTGTTGCTGAGTTATAGTAATGTAAAGTAGGTTAACTTCTTCATTAGCCAATGCAGAGTCAATCATATCAGCAGCTATACCTACTGTTTTACCTGCTCTACGAGAACATACAGCATTTCTAAACCTTGAGCCTGGACCACGAAGAAAACTAACTTGTTTGTTAAAACAAAATTCATCAAATACAAACTTAGGTTTTTCAGACTTTGTCTTCCTTTTCTGAAGCTCCGCTATCAGGGCTTCCCTGTTTACGTTTTGCAAATCCAGATTCCTTACTTTTTGAAGTTAGTGTTTTTGCATACTCTTCATTTTTTTGATCTGACTTCATTCTAAATGATTTGTCAAATATTTTTCCATTTTTAAGTCTTGCATTCCAGTGAGAGTTAAAAGCTATAGACCTACGTTCTCCTTCTCCTTGGAATGGGTATACTGTGTGTAGCAAGTTAGATGGAAAAATTACTAACTTTCCTGGTTCAGGGTTGAAAGATAAAGACCCTTTTTCTAACCCAGTTGGACAAGCAGTTTTATACACAAACTCAATCATACCATCTCTAGAAAATTTATATTCTGGAAAGTCCCCTGTCTTAGATCTATGATCAAAGGGTGGTACTTTTAAATATAAGACAGATGATAGGTCACAGTATGTGTGAAAGTGTATAGGGTTATATTCGTTTTCATACTGACTAACAATCCATGCGTGATCTAGTTGAACCTCCAAGAGTTCTAGTTCATGACCGTCTCCTGTTAGTGCATTCCAAACGTAATTATATAACATACCTTCTAAATACTTTAGTGCTCCAATCTCGTCTAGGTCTTCATTAGAAATCCAAGGTTCTTCTGCAATTTGACCAACAAGATTTTTACCCCAGTCTATTCTGTTCCTATCCTCTAGTATTTCATCAGATTTTTTTAACAAAGCTTTTGTAACTTCATCGGGCATACTAAACATACCAAAGAATGGACCAAAAGGTTTCATTAATTTAAAATCTGTTTCTTTAGCCCATCGTTCTAGTTTTTCTTTATCGGACTCATTTTCTTTTGCTTTTTTTCTTGCTTTTTTTGCGTTCTTACCACTCATTAAATAGCTCCTAGCTAGAATATGCTGATCTTTTTACTTTTGGTTTTTTAATTACATTTGCAGTGGGTGACTGTGATCTTTTTTCTTTGTCCTTTTCCTCTTGTTCTTTTTTAATAGGAGACTTTAGATAAACACAAGATACGTTAGTTAGAGGGATAAGAATGTGATCTCTATCTGATCTGATAGAAACCATATTAATACCTTCTATTATCTCTAACTCTAGTGGCTTCCTATTGTTAATCTGCCGAGAAGCAAAAAATGTCTCGTTAGTTTTTTCAAACATTACCGATTGGTAACACCTGATTGCATCTATATTATACTTCATTAAAACCTCCTCCAAAAAGGTACAAACTTATACTTTACTTTTTTTACAACTAAACTAAATGGCTTTATCTCATCTATGATGTTAGACTTGAGAGCTTCTTTAGCATCCCACCATTTGTCATCTTTGTAGATTTCAAAAAACTTCTTGGGGTCTACACCCATTCTTTTTGAGATTTCATCTAACACTAGATTATCAAAAAAGTCAAGTGCTTTAAACAACTTTTTATTATTTTCAGTTCTTTCAGGTCTGCCGTATCCTACCTGTACTAGGTGGTGCATATAAGTAGAATTAGAACTCCCTATCCTATGATCACAATATTGTAAGATTACAAATGCCATAGAGTATGCGTTACGAACGTAGCAGTTGAACTTGTAACCTAAGTTTTTCATGTACTTCATTTCTTCAATTATTTCTAACCCGATGTGAACTGAGCCACCACCTGAGTTAATAACCATGTCAACTACTTTGTCTTTTCCATTTACTCTAGCTGCTGTTTTAAAGTCTTTGAGTGTAGGGTCTATACTATAGCCATCGATAGCTCCGATAGAAACATCATACTTGTTCTCTAATACTTCTTCTTTTTCAATTGACAAAAAGGTGCCTAAAAATAGACCCCCCAAAATAGCTAAGGTCAACAGTTTCTTCATTCTTTTTCCTCCGGTTCGTGA